GTATAAAGGGCTTAACGAAAGAATACTATTACGCTGATCCGATGATCATATATGAGGTCAGTAAGCAAGAGACTGATAGCTTTAATCAGTCGCTCAACCGTTTTCGTCCGAAAATCGGTTGTTCTATCCATGATCGGACAGAAGCTTTGGTGCGTGGTTTCGTTCTTTTATTAGAACATCACTCCACTTCAAAAATGATTGTGAGCGAACTCACATCATATCTCCGCTCGTTTCTTAATACAAGCGTTAGTGAACAGAATTGGGTAGCTAGGGTTAAAGACCTACTCACCCGTCCGTTGGCACTATTTTTGAAGAACGCACCCCCAGAGAGGAAATTCGATGTTTCTTATTTCGAATTTACTGGGAAATTGAGACGGTGGTATAGAGCAAGATTGAATGATTATTCCAATCGCAATATCCACCTGTGGTATTCATGGCTGCAGCTTAAACGTTGTACACTCGAAGTGAGTAGTGACTATGTCGCTAAAACATATGAGGAACATCGTTTGGCATTAACTGCGCCTGATAGAGGGGTTGATGAAACAATCGTTAGGGTTATGGAAAACCCTTGTTTCATCGAAGTTCTAGAACACGTTAAAGAAACTGTTCGTAAGAATTATAGACAGGATGTCTTATCCACGTTGACGCCTTCGTCAAACGCATCCTACGAATCTTCTCGTCGTGAGCTAGGTTCTGCTGGTTATCTTAGAAGAATAACTGGTGTCGAAGAGGAAATACCCCTTTTGTCGGAGTTATGTATTATGAAAGATCATATACACTTCCTCGGGGCTGATGGAAACATTAGCCATAAACTACTTGAATATCGCATGATGCCTGTTCATGAGAATTGGTTTACCATTCTCAGTCTTATTAAAGAACAGGATAATCAGGAACGTCATCTAGCTTGTCAAATTCAGGCCATTTTGGAGCCTATGAAAGTTAGAGTCATTTCTAAAGGTGAGGCAGTTCCTTACTACTTCGCCCGGAGACTACAAAAGGTTCTCCATAGTTCTATAAGGCATTTGCCTTGTTTCCGTTTGGTTGGCGAATCATTTGATTCAACAATGCTTAACGATTTGGTCAGTGATGTCGAGTCTGATTGGGAATGGTTCTCAGTCGACTATTCCGCGGCTACTGATCGTCTCTCCTGGAAGTACGCATCTCGAATTTTCGAAATGGTTACAGCCGGGGTTCCTGAGGAAGAGAGATCTTATCTCATGCGAGTTCTTAAACCGCATTATCTGACGTACCCTCGAATAAAGGGTTTCGTTGGACCTCAGCAGGGTTTCCTACAAACTACTGGTCAACTTATGGGAAGTGTTTTAAGCTTTCCAATTTTATGTTTGGCGAATCTAGGCGTTTACCTTGACGTGATGTCGGGTACTAGGGGTTGGGATACAGAAACACTTATCAACCACGTGTTAATTAACGGGGATGATATGCTATATTGTGCTCCTTCGCATAAGTGGCAAGCTCATGTTACTACGGCTGGGGAATTAGGTCTTGATATGTCTTTAGGAAAAGCGTATCATCACCACTCCTATGCCAATATTAATAGTGTGTCTGTGAATTATAAAGTTAAGAGTGCATCGTTGGGTCATGGTCATCCATGGAGGATAGATTTCCTTAATTCGGGTCTTTTCTTTGGGCAACATAAAGTTCAGGGAAAAGCCGATGCCGGAGATGAGCAGAAGAGCGAAAGCTGTGCTGTCAATCTCTCGCAGATCTTACAAGGAAGTCTCCCCGGGAGACAAGATGTCCTTACTACCGAATTTCTTAAACATAATTCGGAGAAAATTAGAAAAGAGACTCTTTTTTATCTAGATGGTGTTCCGTGTAGTAGGAATATCTTTCTGCCTACCTGTGTGGGTGGGTTGGGGGTTCCCTCCCCTATTGGTTTTAAATTTAGGATAACCTTGGAGCAAAGAATACTTGCGTCCATTATCGCGAGGAATCTTGTGATTTCCGCTCGTCCTATACAAGGTTATGAGGTTAATCAAGAACAGTCCGCTCTTAGGCGGGTATATGACTATATGCCTGCAGAGACTGAACCTTCTAAAGTTCGGAGTCTACCTACCGATAAGCCTATTCCCAAGAGAAAGTTGTTGATGGCACAAGTTCTATGTCATCAGCTTCCTATTACCGTCTCGATTTAAACCTTCTTGTTGTCCGGGAGGACGTTAAACATCCATGGGGTTGTATGAGTTAAATAACCCAAAACGGTGTTCCTAGAAGAAAATTCTTATTTGGAGAAATTCCTTTCGGCGGCCCCACGATTTATCGTGCCCACCCGTCGTTAGCATAAGTTTCTATTCTTTGAACTTAATACTTCCGTGCTAAATTGTAGGTCTACCCACTGTTCTACGTCACTCACTCTTCAGTCAGGGAACGCGTATCTAAGACTTCGGTCGAAGGTAGCTGAAGGGGAAGCGTAGTTCGTAGGGGATGAAAGGCGATGGTGTAATATGATGTTGTCATTCCATTAGCTTGGCTAGTTAGGAAGGCGATCCTCATGTGTTAGCGCGAACTTGAATTAACAAGATGTGTAAAGGGGGTTTAAAAAGTAAACAATTCCCCCCGTGGTCACACATGAATTAGTCGGCCTTAGTTGCCATAG